GACATTGCCAAAACAGCCGAAATGGAGATACTCGCGATTGAAACCTTATCCGTGACGAAATTGCGTAAATTATTCGCGAATACACTGATAATCATTGACGAGGTTCATAATATCCGTATCACCGATGATAACCGTGATAAACGCGTGGCAAAGATTCTTTTTCAAATTGTCCAGAAGGTCAACAATGTGCGCTTGTTGCTTCTCTCAGGAACGCCAATGTATAACAGTTATAAGGAAATTGTGTGGTTGATAAACTTGATGAACTTGAACGACCGGCGCGCGACGATTGATATTGCGGATGTCTTTGATGACCGTGGCAATTTTCGCGTGGACCCCGATGGCCGAGAGATTGGCAAGGATTTACTTATTCGAAAGGCGACTGGATATGTTTCATTTGTGCGGGGAGAGAACCCGTATACATTTCCATATCGCATCTTTCCGAGAGAGCATACACCGGAACACTCGCTGCTGGCGGGAGTGTCAGCGGGAGCGGCGGGAGCCGGATACCCGCGAACCCAATTAAACGGTCGTCATATCGACCAACCTATTGAGCATATTGATGTATATATAACCCCTGTAGGCGATATTCAGGAAGCAGCATATCGATTTATTATAAATGATATGAAGGCGATGTATATTTACAAGAAGACGGCGATGGTGAAGCGCAAAAAAGCCGCGATAGCGGCGGCGGCGGCATCAGCGGCGGTGGCTGCCGAGGCAATATCGGAAGCGGAAGGCAAAGGCAAAGGCAAAGGTAAAAAGACTGCCGCCGCCGCCGCAGATGCCCCCACCGCCGCCATCGACGAAACCACCGTCATCGAATCCGTGGATTTTCCATCGTTTGAAAATATGGATACCATTGGATATGCTGCCGTCCAACGCCCCCTTGAAGCATTGAACATCGTATACCCGCATCCATCTCTCATCGAGTATATGAATAACCCAGACGACGAGTTTGATATCACCGCTTGTATCGGAAAAGAAGGACTCCGAAATATTATGTCCTATGAAGAAGTCGGCAATCCTCCAATGCGCCAGAATTTCGAATACCGCCCTGAATTCACGCGCGGCTTTAAGTTGCCGGGTGGTGAACCTATGACAAAGGTGTCCTCCAGAATCTTCGCACCCGACAATATTGGACGTTACTCTGCGAAAATCAAGAATATTTGCGACCGCGTTCTTACAAGTGAAGGTATTATACTTGCGTATAGCCAGTATATCGACGGCGGTGTCGTCCCCATCGCACTCGCATTAGAAGAGCTTGGGTTCACGCGGTATAGCGCAGCAGGCGCGAACTCTTCATTATTCCGCAGCAAGCCGGGTCCCAGTATCGACGCGATTACGATGCTTCCTCAACGCCAGCATCAAGCACAATTTCCCAACCAACCATTCCGTCCTGCGCGATATTCCGTGATTACAGGCGACCCCACCATTTCCCCCAACAATCTCTTCGAATTAAAAGCACTCACGAGCGAAGATAATACGCACGGTGAAAACGTAAAAGTGGTGATTATTTCAGTAGCAGGAAGTGAAGGCTTAGATTTCAAGAATATCCGCCAGGTTCATATCTTGGAACCGTGGTATAATATGAACCTCCTGGAACAAATTATTGGTCGTGCTATACGCAACTGTAGTCACAAACGTCTGCCATTTTCGCAACGGAATGTTGAATTGTATTTATACGGGAGTAGACTCACAAACCCCGACATTGAAGCGATTGACCTCTATTTGTATCGTCTATCGGAATTCAAGGCATTAAAAATTGGCGAAGTATCTCGCGTTCTTCGCACCTCCGCAGTGGATTGTTTACTAAACGTTCAGCATAATACACAAACTGCGGCACAATTGAACCAAGTCGTTAAACAGAATCTCTCATCCCGCAAACAAATTGACTTCCAGGTCGGCGCGCGTCCTTATTCCGCATTATGTGATTATATGGAACGATGTGAGTATACGTGTCGCCCGACGTTTTCAAATGGGCGGCCGATTCAAGAACAGGAGGAGTTATACGGACTCGGTGACAGCGACAGCGACAGCGACGCCGACGGTGGTGACGGTGGTAACGGTGGCCAGGCACGCGACCGTGGAAGAAGAGGCGACGTTCGCTTGGATACATTTAATGAAAAGTTTATGTCAATGAATCTAGATAAAATCATCCACAAAATCCGCGAACTATTCAAAGAAGGATTCTTTTATAAGAAAACCGGACCAAACGGTATTATCGCACACGTAAACGCGATTCGACATTATCCTGTCGCGCAAATCAATCTCGCATTGACACAAATGGTGACTGACCCCAATGAATACGTCAATGACAAATATGGGCGTCTGGGGCGCGTTATCAATGTCGGGGATTATTATCTATTTCAACCGATTGAAATGACCGATAAACGTATTAGTATTCACGAACGAAGCACGCCGATTCCGTATAAACATACCGCGGTGGAATATCCTCTTCCAGCTGAAGTGACGGAAGACTACTTGAATATTCGACCGGATGCTGCGGCAGCGGTGGCGCCTGTAGTTCCGAATAAGATGATTGTGGATAAATTGGCGCAAGGTTCATCTGCTACGAAAGTGTCACTACCGGAAGAGGCGGCGGCGGCAGGGGCAGCGGCGCTACCAGCGCTACCAGCGCTACCAGATACCGAATCCGCAATAGATGCGCTGATTACTACTCTTACGAATACATTTGAAACGTGTCAGACGGTATACGAAAAACCGACGAAAGACCAAGAAGAATGGTATTATTATTGTGGTAAAATTCTGAACCAAATCTCTCAAACAGAAGAATTCCAAATCACAAAGGATCAGCTATTGGAACTATTGATTGCGAATCTCTTGGAACATTTATTATACGATGACAGTGTGATGTTAATCAAATATTTATATGAGAAAAATCAATATTCGATGTCGACGGCAACGCCGGCGATGGCGGCAAGCGGCGGTATTCAGTTACTCACACCCTTTGAGAGAATGCTCCTGAATTATTACACACAACAAGTGATTGCGCGACCCTTGGTTGGAAAACGAGCACAAGCCGCAGCGGGAGCAGCCGCTGCCAGTGCCGCCGCCCCCATTGACCAAGCCATTCTTCTTTTTCACGAAAAGAAAGAACCGCAATTTTCACTCATTGTATTGCGTCACGAAACAAATGAGTGGCTACCGGCTGAACCTGAAGATGAACGAGACTATAAACTTATTTTAGGCAATCTACAGACCAAGTATATCCAAAGTATGAATATGATTATCGGGTTCATTTCGTTATTCAAGAAAGAATATTTCATATTTAAAATCAAAATGATGTCAAAGAAACGCGATAAAGGCGCGCGTTGCGACCAGTCTGGTAAAACCGAAACCATTACAATGATTAACACGTTGCTCGCACTTCATCCACCAACCTCTCGCGACGAATATAAACTCACGATTGAAAATACGAAATTGCGAACCCAGAAAGAATTGTGTGTGTTTCAAGAATTTATTTTACGCACGTTTCATCGTAATCGCGTAAATGGACATAAATGGTTCTTCACACCATCAGAAGCAGTATTGTGTAATATTGAAAAGTTGTATATAGAGAAATAAAGTATACAGTTATAGTAGTATATCCTATACAATGAGTATTAGTTCAAAAGGAAATACAGGTGCTCTACTACGGCCGGAACAGGGAATTCAATCCAAACCAAAACTCGGTATATATACAACAATATTACTCACGAGGAAGATAAAACTACCTTTTCACCTCATCGGGCGGAATGTGAAAGACACGCTGGAGCATATTCTCTCGAAAGTTGTAGAGGGAAAGTGTATGGCTGAAGGATTTATCCGCCCTGGCAGTGTGAAAATACTCACGTATTCCAACGGTTATTTATATGGCAAATATGCTATTTTTGACGTGGTATATGAATGTCTTTCGTGCTCACTCGTAGAAGGAGTCGTATTTTCGTGTGTGATTAAAAATATTAGTTTGGCAGGCATTCGCGCCACACTCAACGAACCAAAGACCCCAGTCGTCGTTTTTATTGCGCGTGACCATCATTATGACCGTGTGGATTTTACACGTTTACAAGAAGAGGAAGAAATACGAGTGCGTGTCATCGGACAACGGTTTGAAATCGGAGACGAAGCAATATCCGTAATTGGGGAATTGGTATAATCCATAAATGCTAGTATTATACGATAGTATTATACGATAGTATTATAAACACGCAATTATGGATTATACATTTACGTGCCTTCATTGTCACGAACCGTTTGTAATATCACACAACGACTTCAACTGCCGGATATTGCGCCACGGCGTTTTCAAGGCGACACTTGAACCGATTCCACCTCACGCCACGAAAGAAGAATGCGACGCATTGATACAGTCGGGGACAATATATGGATGTGCCTGTCCACTTCAAATTGTAGAGGCGCCTGATACCACAAATATAGATTCGCGTTACAATGTTATCATATGTGATTATATCTGAATAAAATTGATAATGATATAAACATAATTCTTGAATAGTTATAGCTATCGTCACAATCGTAAATGGCTGCTGTCGCTACTTCTACGAAACGTATAATTCATCCAAAAAAAAAGGTGGAAAAGACTGCGTTGAAAGACGTACCTGCGCCTGCGCCTGCGCCTGCGCCTGCGCCTGTCCCGGTCCCGGTCTCTGCACCGACCTCTTACTGCGACCCATCCCTCTTTACGAAACGAACTATCATTCGAACACTGACGATTCCATTCTATCATATCAAATACGGTATTGATATTCAACAGTTACTCACAAGTGAACTTGCCAAACGTATTGAAGGGCACTGTTCGGTAGAAGGATATATATGTCCGAAATCGATTTGTATTCACTCGCACTCGGGTGGAACCCTTGCTGGAGCAAACATCGCGTTTGATATTATAGCTGATTGTTTGGTCTGCTTTCCTGCCGAACATAGCGTTATTCAATGCGTCGCCAAGACAGTTACTCAGGCAGGTATTCGCGCAGGTGCGACACAATTAACACCGGGGGCTATCTCTCCGATTGAAGTGTTCCTTTCGCGCGATATGAATATGAAGAATAGCGTTCTGTTCTCTCGGATTGAAGAAAATGACATACTTACGGTGGAAGTCATCGGTCGTCGTTTCGTGTTACACGATACACACGTGACGATTATTGCGATGTTACTTGATGCGGTTTCGCAACCGTCGCCACCGTCGACGTAGGTAAAGGGCATAAAGTTTAGTGCGTGAATAGAATATACATATAAATAACAATGACATCTGTAGCCTCCTCATTCGTTTCCGTGCCCGCTCCCGACGCGGCAATTGCGAGCCTTTCCGCGATGAATGAATTACAGCATATTGCGTTACAAGTAGAAACAAAAACGAACTATTTGATGAACCTGAAGGATGGAATTGAAAATATGCCAGTGGTTCATCAAATTGAGATTTTGCGGATTCTTCACAAGAAACAAACGCAACTCAATGAAAACAAAAATGGTGTATTTGTCAACATATCCAAGTTAACTAACGCTACTTTACAGGAATTAGAAAACTATATGAAGTATGTAATACAGCAAGAAAAGCAGTTAAATGAAATCGAGACACAGAAAGAGATTCTGTCAAAGGAATACTTTGAGAATAAGACGCATAAAGATAATTAGCGATAGATAATTAGCGATAGATAATTAGCGATAGATAATTAGCGATAGATAATTGGCGATAGATAATTAGCGATAGATAATTGTATGTCAACTCGATTCGAAGATGTCGTGATACCTTGTTTGTATAATTCTTTTTCTTTTACACCTGAAAACAATTCCATTGTTTATTATGATACTTCGAACTATCGAATGCGTAACGTTTCTGAGGATACGTATACTCCAACCGTAGCAGTTTCAGTGCCGGTGGTTGTCCCGATGGACGACACGGACGACACGGACGACACGGACGACACGGACGACACGGAAAATAAAACAACTACGCCACAACCTGAATTTCATCCAGAAATAATGGAGCGTTATGTTTACAACATATTGTCTTCTACAACAGATAGTCTTCTATGGGCCGCTTATATTATGATACACGGGACCGAAAAATATGAAACCATTGAAAATCATTATACTGAAGCAAATCGATTTAAATTTGTGTGGATTGAAACATTGCGAAAGTGTAAACCGATATTGAAAGCAAATAAAATCAAAATTAGCGAAGTAGAGGAATCATTGGTTCATAAACCGTTTATTCATTTGGAAACGTTTCGTGCGATTGTTGTATGTAGTGGAATGTCGGCGTGTATTGTAAACGACCGTAAGTATTATGAAATACAGGGCGGCAGTGGCAGTGGCAGCGGCAGCGGCGGCGTCGTCATTGAAAAAATAAAAGGAAAATACACATTGTATGTTTGCTCTGACGAGATAAAGAATAAGTATTTGAATTTTATTCGCCAGAACTACTGGTTGATGGAAAGTATATCCACGCCGATTCGTCCTATCTCTGCGTATAAATTACAAGACCTGGTTGATATTTCCAACCGCTTAGGTCTACCTATCGCATATGTTATCCCAGGTAAGTTTGGTTCAATGGGAACTGAAAAACGAAAAACGAAACCCGAGTTATACGAAGCGATAAAATTGAAAGTATATCTATGAATTAACGTATAAATATTATCCGATTCATATATATACAATGCCGGTAAACAGAGGGCGCGGGTCGTCGTCGTCGGGCGCGTCGTCTGACTTGTCGTCAGATTTCACACGCATCGTCTCTCAATATTTAGAAGGCTTACTTGATAAATCAGAAGGAATACCTGAATTAGAAATACGATTTGGAACGCGCGGTAATGCGCCTACGACGCGAGAAAACTTTGACGGTGTTCTTCAAAAGTTAATCTCTTCGGGATTCACATTTATGAAGAAGAACGCATATTCTCTAAAAATTCAGAACGAATTCATTGACCAGAAAACCGGACAAACGAAACTCTCCTTGATTCGCGCAGAAATCCACGGCATCAATGACGTTCAGAATTATTGTAAGACAAATATGCCGGATGAGAAATATGTTCTCTTCACACAGAAAATGTATGCGAAGACCGGCGGCGGCGGAGATACCATTCATCCCGTCATCTTTCACGACTTCAATTTCAAGGTGAGTTATCAACGTGAAAAGCGTATCGCAAATACAAGCACACTTGCGCGGTCTATTCTAAAAACGTGGAATGACAATAAGAAGACATTCCGGTATATCAACCGCAGCACTCTAAAACACCCCGATTTTCCATTTCAGATTGATATGAGTGTTGTCAAAGAGTCGCATAAAGACCAGACCGGTTATATTTCCGCTTCTACATTTGATGCGGCTCGTGTGCTTGACAGCCCCATACGGTATGAGATTGAGATTGAAGTCATCAATGACCTTGTTGGGCCTGGAACTGCGTTCAATCATCACAAACACCTCCTTGATAATCTGCGCAAAATGATTAAAATCGTGATGTCGGGATTCCAAGGGACAAACTACCCGGTATCATTGTCGGAGACGCGGAGAGTTCAACGCCAATATTATGACCTTCTTTATCCGGAAGAAGGTCGCGGGCGCGGGCGCGGGCGCGGGGGTGACGGTGACGGTGACGATGACAATGATGATGCGAGTGACAGAGACGGAGACAGAGACGACCGCGACGCACCTCCCGTAATTCTACGCGGTAAACATTTCATCGGTCCTGCGTCATATACGCTTCAAATGGAAAATATTCGCCCTCTGGATTCAGACTCACGCGCCCCAAATATTCGTATGAATTATTCTGTCACAGAAAAAGCGGATGGACAGCGGAAACTCCTCTTCGTCGCACCAAAAAACGGCCACGTCTACCTCATCGATATGAATATGAATTTTCAATTCACGGGCGCCGTTTCATTGAACACGAAACTATATAATTCACTCCTCGACGGCGAACACATTCTTCACAACAAAAGCGGACAATTCATTAATTTGTTCCTCACATTTGATGTCTATTTCGTCCATAAAGCGGACATTCGGTCACGTCTCTTCTTTCCTGCTTCTGTCAATGAAGACGAAGTTCTCACAAACTTCCGCCTTCCTTTAATGGAAAGTCTCGTGAAGAATCTTCAACTGAAGTGCGTATCTGGTGGCGCGGATTCATTACCGCCGATTCGTATTGAAACCAAGAAGTTTGAAATTGCGTCGTCACCGTCGTCACCGTCGTCACCGTCGTCACCGTCGTCACCGTCGATATTTGATTGTTGCGCGGCAATCCTGCGTAAATGTGACGAACATCAGTTCGAGTATCATACGGATGGTCTAATATTTACGCCAATTGACTTCGGAGTTGGAAGCACAGTGCGAAATGATAATACTGTAGCCGGTCCGCTTTACAAATCCACGTGGGAGTATTCATTTAAGTGGAAACCGGCGCATATGAATACGATTGATTTCCTTGTGACAACAAAGAAAGCCGAAGATACAGAAGACCTTGTCAGTAATATATTCAAGTCAGGTGTGGATATGTCGCGATGTGTCCAGATTCAGCAATATAAGACACTCGTATTGCGTGTAGGATATGACGAGAAGAAACACGGGCATCTGAATCCGTGTGTCACAATGATTGAAGGCGGTGGTGGCAGTGGCAGTGGCAGTGGCAGTGGCAGTGACAGCGGCAGCGGCAGCGGCAGTGACGCGTATAAACCCGCGCCATTTTACCCAACTTATCCATACGACGACCAAGCGCATATTTGCCATATTATGTTGCACCCGGATGAAGCCGGTGTAAGTCAAATGATGACCTTGGAAAATGACGTATTCCAGGATGAAACCATTGTGGAGTTCAGTTATGATGCATCACAACCGGTGAATTGGCGGTGGTTACCACTTCGTGTTCGCCACGACAAGACCGCGGAATATCGTAGTGGAGGGAAGAACTACGGAAATGCGTATCACGTGGCAAACAATAACTGGCATTCCATTCACAATGCGATTACGCCAGAAATGATAATGACAGGGAATGGAATTCCAGAGGAACTTGTAAGCAACGACATTTACTACAATCACACCGAGACAGCATCCGCCGCATCAGCGTTGGGTGGACGTGGAGGCGGCGGTGGCGGCGGACGAACCCTCGCCAAAGGAATGCGCGATTTCCACAACCTCTTTGTGAAACGCAAATTAATAATGAGTGTGGCGCGACCAGGCCATACATTGATTGACCTCGCTGTAGGAAAAGGCGGAGATTTACCGAAATGGATTGCGGCCAAGCTAGGATTCGTCTTCGGAATCGACTATTCCAAAGATAATTTGGAGCATAAATTTGACGGTGTATGTGCACGGTATTTGGACGTGAAGCGCAATAAGCGCAATATTCCTGAGGCTATCTTCATCCACGGAGACAGCAGTAAAGAGATTCGCGCAGGACAAGCCGCAATCAGCGAGAGATATCGTCTCATCACGCGCGCAATATTCGGTGAAGGTGCGAAAGATGCGAGTCTTCTTGGCCGCGGTGTTTACCCCCATTATGGTCGCGGTGCCGATGGATTTGACATCTGTTCAGTTCAGTTCGCAATCCATTACTTCTTTGAGAATATTGTGAAGGTTCACACGTTTCTTCAAAATGTGGCCGAGTGCACCAAATTAGGCGGATATTTCATCGGAACGTGCTTTGATGGTGCGCGGATATTCCAGGCGTTGGCGCGGTTAGAGACAGGCGATGAACTCACGGTTCTTCGTGGCGGCAGCACAAACGCAGGTCCAGGTGGTGCCAGTAGCGACCCCGAGAAAATGTGGTCAGTGCGTAAGAAGTATCATCAGACTGAATTTGAACCGGATAGTAGTAGTATTGGATATGAAATAGAGGTTTACCAGGACACCATCAATAAGGCAACGAAGGAATATCTGGTGAATTTCGACTTCTTGACGCAACTTCTAGAGAATTATGGATTTGACCTTGTAACACCGGAAGAAGCAGCGACAACGTTGGCATTTCCAATGCCGGATGGAACTGCTAC